GTACTCAAACGGTATACGTTCTTGATCACATACGTGGTACTGCTCATCCATCTTGTTCTTCTTTATCAGCGTTTCCCACGTAGGAAATCCATTCAATATCTCAGCTGGGTCAACTCCTCTTCGCCTAAATTCCTGAAAATCTGAGGAGGACATATCCTTCATAGCTTCTTCGATCAAAAATCTCTCTTGAGTGGGGTCGTACGAGAAATTAAGTGCCGTCTCATAAAGAAAGTACAATCCATCGTAGGCAATTCGATTCGAAGCATAAGTTCCGTAAGCATGTCCAATACACGATAACATTAATTCAACTGGACCTCTTTCTCTAACATCACGACCCCATCCTGCTCGTACCCAGAACTCAAAGTTCTCGCGAAATGGGAGATATCTCGGTTGGCCTTCTCCCTTGTGGGGATTGTACACTGCCTGCTGTCTGCAAAATGTCATTCCACAATGCACTAAATTCCCTCCACTATGCGAACTGAGAAAAGAGATTCCATCTTTAAGTCCTCGGATTTTTACTCCAAAATGCTCTTTCATAAAGTGGACAAACACCGATCCTCCAAAATATCGCTGGATTTTTGGGTCAGAGGTCATATTGTACACATGGTCATCTCCATACACGATAATCGCAATCAACCACAGCAAAGCCTTCTCTAGCATCTCTTTGTCTTCCTCTGGAGCATTGGCTATTTGGAATACACCAAAGAGAAAGAACCACAAGCACATGATCCATGAATCTCCATGAGATGTATTGTAGATGCCGCTAGGCATTCCACCAATCTTGAACCCCCACACTTCACCAAACATATGCGTCAGCCGAACAATCACTGTACGAATTAAAAATTTTGTCATCTTCTTTCGCATTTTATAGTCATCTCCTTCCGGGATATCATAGACCAACCCAAATGAAAAATACAAGTCAATGAATCTTTCCCACACAGATTGATCAAAATTCTCCACATCACCCTCCACCAAGATATGAAGCCATTCATTAAGTATGTCAATACGAAGTTTTCGTGCAATAATATCCATACCTGCCCTTGACCACTTCATCCCTACACATATGGGACCCCTCCTCTCTAGCATTTGTCGAAGTTCGCTAACCATTCTCTCCATTAATATGAAGATCGAAGAGGGTATGACAAATAGTCGACATTTATGACGCCACGCCGCGTACTCAGCCTCATCGATTTGTTTCTTGTTAGAGTAGTAAAGCT